CCATGGGTGAAGAATATCCCTACGGCACCCGGCTCCGGTTCGAGAAGGAAGAAATTGACAAGATCGACGGGCTTAAAAACGTGAACGCCGGTGATTCGATCAGCCTGAAGGCTATCGGAACCATCACCGGAGTCAGTATCCGGGATTCAGACAAGGGCGAAGGTAGCCGGACGGTTGAAATTCAGATCGAGAAAATATCGGTTGACCACGAAACCGAGGAAAAAAAAGGCTTTAACGATAAGGAAGACGACGACTAAATTAAAAACCTGGGCTAAGCCGGGGTAGCTCCCTGGCGACGCGATAGAGCGAATTAGAAAGGGGCAGTCTGGTGCCAGACCATCAGAATTGTCCCTTTCTTTTTGCCCGACAAACAAGGAGAAGCGTCATGACCCCGAGCCAAGAAAGACAAATATTTAAAGACATTACGCGATTATTGGACGCAAACGCGGACCTGGACGCCAAACAGTCCGAGCGCCTTGATGTGATCGAGGCTATCCTGGCGCCGCAGATCAAGAAATATCACGCGGACATCGCTGAAGAAAAGCGCAAAAAGGCCGAAGCGGAAGCTCTGGCCGAGAAAAAGGCGGCTGAAGCCAAGGCTAAAGCGGAAGCAGAAGCCGAGGCAAGGGCCAAGGCTGACGAAGAAGCCAAGGCGAAAGCGGCCGACAAAAAAAAAGAAGGATCCAAACCCAAAGCGAAAGAATAAGCCGTGGCTGATGACAACGCATACCTAACCGGACTCGCCGGATTCATTGATAAGTCCATAGCTGCCTGGTCAAAACAGAAAAAGCAGTTTCTTGAGCCCAAGTTCAAGCGGAACTATCAGGCCGTCACCAATCGTGATTTCAGGGTAAAGGCCTGGAAAAAGGATGAGGGTAAGGAATGGCGGTCAACAACGTGGATCGGGTTTGTCCGCGTGAAAGTTTGGGCTTTCTATGCGCTGCTGCTGGACACCGTGTTAAAGGCCGGCAAGATACCCTTTAGTCTGGAACCGTCACCGTATGACGAACACATCAAAGACGAAGTGATGATCCAGGAGAGGGATAATCGCATTGAGCGCATGAAGGATAAGATCGAAAGCCAGCTTGCATCAAGACAAGCCGACCGGGAATACATGAAAAAATGGCTTTCGGGGGCTTATTACGGCATGGCTTTCTCAAAGTTTAATGTTGAACCGGTTGCCAGTACCGAGTTTAGACAGGTTGATATGGGGCTGGGTGACGCTGCTCAATACCTATCTCCCGAGGAACTGGCACAATACACGCGGTTTGAGCTCGTCAAAGATGAAGAAGACACCCCCGGGCATCGATATGTATCCGTCTGGAACATGGTTTGGGATATGGAGGGAAGTGGTTTACAGCCGAACGAAAGCGCCGGTTACGCCGAGTTTGTTCCATCTTCCGCGTATGATCTGAAACAGCTTAAAGGTAAACCGGGATTCATTGATGCCGCGATTGAAAGGGTGATCGCAAACAAACTTCATGAGGGTGTTGGAGAAGGCAGCGGGGAATTGCCGGATGAATTTCCGGGAAAGACCGATCTTCAAGACCGCAAGCAAAAGTATAAACGGTTTGAGTTTCACATGAGAGCCCCGCGCTTGCTGGTCGAAGAATTTGAAAGGATCGTCCAATCGGGAGGCACCGACATTCCGCATATAGGCCTGATCGGAGATTATGAAGAAGCCGAGGAAAGCGGGGATGATATCGAGATCATGGGAGAGATCGTTGATAAAGAAATCATCCGGTTTGTCCGTAACGATTCCGGCCGCCGGCCCCATCATTTTTGGGTGGTCGAGCAAAACCTTGATGAAACAACCGGGATAGGTCCGGCCGACAACTCAGAGGACACCCAATCGTCGCTGGTGGGAATGATCAGGGTGTTTGAGGATAATAAAAAACTTTCGGCCAACGTCACGAATGCGGTAAAAAAGCGATTCTTTAACAACTCGGACCAACTGGACGATATCACCCCGGGTAAAAGTTACGATATTGCAGACTCGTGTGATGATGTCCGTAAGGCTATTATGCCGATTGTGTTTGCCGATGTTGGGGAAACGCTCATATCCGGAATAGGCATGATGCGGGAACTAAACGATGTTGTGACAATGATTCCCACAATTATGCAGGGGTTCACGCTCCCGAAACACGCCCCGGACACCGCTTATGAGATGCGCCAGCTGACCGAAAACGCCGGGAAGTACATCGGTCAGGCCATCAGGAATAACGATGAGCAGTTTATCGAGCCCGAAATCAAGGATATCTACGAATACAACATGCTCTACGGGGAAGATGAGTCCTGTAAGGTCAACTGTAAGGTCAAGGCAAACGGGTTTACGTCATTTCAGAACAAGGAGATTCGCGGGGAGCGCATGAAAATGGCTTTGGTTATGATGATGAGCAGTGAAATACTGCTGCCCTACGCCAAGATAAAGCCGCACCTTGACGTTCTGTATGAGTCCATGGACGAGGATCCCGACAAATATATCAATTCGGAAGAAGAAATTCAGGCCATTAATCAACAGAACGCAGAGATGCAGGCCATGGCCGAACAAAAAGCGATTCAGGCAATGGCGGCCCAGGCCGAACACGAAGCGGCCCTGAAATCAGCCGAAAAGGATCAGGAACACGCCCAGGGTGTTGAAAGGGCCGGTGTTGATCACGCCATAAAGGCGGAAGAAATCGAACAGGAACACCGGAACACGATGAAAGAGGAAATTTTAAAGGCCAAGCTGGATGCGATTTACGACTACGGCCAAAACCAGAAGCCCCAGGAGGCTCAAAATGCCTATCAATGAAATGAGTGTGGAAGAAGAAACCAAGATCGAAGATATCTCCAATGATTTATACCGGAGAATCGCGGACGAAACCGAAAGGCTGTTGATGTCGCAACTTCAGGCGCTGGGGGTCGATCTTAATAACCATGAACTTATATCCGAAAGGTGCAAGAAAATATTCTATCCGCTGAACGACCTTGCCCTTGTGTCCTATGAATACAACGGCGTCAAAATCCTGGGCGTTAGGATCGGAGAGGGCCGGATGAGCATTGAGTTTGATGTTCCAAAATTAACCCAAGAAACCCAAAACAAAGGAGAGGTTCAAGATGAAGCAGTATAAAGACGAAGTGGTTCAATTTTTAGGCGGTGCCAACGAGTATGTTGGCCAACTGGAAACCCTGTCCGTGGAGTCGTGCGGAGGTAAGTGGTATCGGATTCACGAACCCTGTCTAATTTTTCAGCAGGACAACCCGGCGCTGAAACGGCGGCAGAACATTCTCGCGTATATGTGCGGGGCTCCGAAGAACTATCATAATTATGTCGATATCTTCATTCCCCGGGATTCGATTATTGAGGTCCGAATCCTGGATAAAAAGGGGGATATGTTCAAAATATACAGGCAGGAGGTTGATCGCAAAGCCCCCAGCCTTGTCGTAGTCCCGAACATGGGAGTCGTTGCTGGGCCAAACTGATGCTGAACGACCGTGAAAAACACTTAATAGCGACCCTGCCGAATACCGAATACGGTCAGGCGCTTGAAAAAATGCTGAGAGAAGAAATCTCCCTGCTGGAAGACAAGGAAGTTTACGGGTCAAAAATTTGTAACGATCCCTTACACGAAGATTTTAGGGTGCAGTTAGGGATCAAGATAGGGCTGAAAATGATTTTACGAAAACCAAAGGAATGTTTAATCGAATTAAACAGGGAGGAACAAAAATGAAGAAATTCAAAGTTTTGTCAATTTTTCTTGCGGTCATTATGCTGGCCGGGATTGCGTTTGCGGAAACGCCTTCGACCTTAAAGCGAAACGTCTGGAACGCTAAACAGACGTTCAAGCATGGAGTCGAAATAACCGGGACCGGCGACATTACCGCAACCAATATTGCCGACGTTACCAGATCGATTCAACTTCCGCTTGCTGCGGCCATATATGATAATGCGGGGTCGTGGGATGTTATTGGTAACGATGGGACAACCTCACCGGGAATTGATTATGTTGATGGAATACCGGCGATTATCTATGCAACGAGCGCGGAAACGGCCTCTATTGCGTGGACGTTTATTGTCCCCGCCGATTATTCAAGCGGCCTATCGTTTCGTATGATGGTTTCTTCAAGCTCAAATACAAGCTACGACAGCTTAGGCTTGGATTGGGTGCTATTTGTCAATAACTTCTCAACAGCGTTTGATGCTGCGGCGTTTGCCCAAACAGCGGTTGCGAACACAAACGCATTTCCGGCTACATCTAATGTACTTTTAACTTTTACGGCAGATGCTACGGCGGCGGCGGATATTGCCGCGGGCGATGTTGTTACGGTTGGGTTTTTTAATAATGACGGTCGTACAGTAGGCGCAACTACCGAAATAAAAGCGGTTGAGGGCAGATATACTGCGATTCAATAAAAATCATATTCCTACAGTCCTTATGGCAACGATGTTTTTCGCTGTAGTCTATCGCGGCCCGTCACTTCCCGGCGAGATCCGGGGGTGGTTTGAAGTGTTCTTTGAAATTGCGCTGTCAATGAGTTTGGCGTCGATCATTTGGAGATACAACCCCTGGATTGCCAGTTTTTTAATACTGGTCACAGTATCCATGTTTTATCCGGTTTATGGGCAGCTAAGCTATTTGGCTGGCCGAGCAGTCTTTAACGGGTGCCTTTGGTATCTGTTTATCGTAATGTTTTTTAATGTTCATAATCTGAACACTATATACCGGATAATGAGGATTTTCGTTTACTTTCACGTTTCGGTTGCGCTCTTTCAACTCTACGGGGTTGCCGGATGGTTAAGCGTTCCAGTGCCGACGGGGGTTATGGCGAACCCGTTGGAGTTGTCGGCATTGGTATCGTTCTGTTTGCCAGCGTTTTTAGACCTGAAAAGGAAATGGATTTTATTGATTCTAATCCCAACATTAGGGCTTGCCATAGCAAGACAGTTTCTAGGGGTAGTGTCTTTGGGTGCTGGAATTATTTTCTATGTGGCGGTTGCCTATAAAGCATACTGGCCGATTGTTCCGGCAATTATAGCGGCGATATTCTGGTATCAGTTTATTGACACACCGGGGATTGACTTCAGAATTTACGTTTGGAAGCGTGCGATCATGGCATGGAAACAACACTGGATCATGGGCGCCGGGATCGGGCATTGGAAGATAGTATTTTCAAAACCCATGCTATGCGATGGCAAACGATGGGTGACAACCCATAATGAGTTTTTGCAAATGCTGTTTGAGTTGGGAATTGGGGCAGCGGTGATTTTTGTCGGGTACGCGATTGACGTTTTAAGGAAGATGACACGGACGGCGGTAATTCCATTGACGGCGCTGGTGATGATTGTGCCGCATGTTGGGGCCAGTTTTCCGATGCACATAGCGCCCACAGCCATGGTAGCCGTAACGTGGCTTGGAGTTTTAACCATAACATTAAATAAGGAGAATTTAAAATGCCAGATGACGTAACAACCGAAGTCACAGAGCAGATTGAAACCGCAGGTGACGAGTCTGCCGCTTTTTCGGCCGAGCCCGAAAGCGATGTGCTGGAAGACACCAACCTTGAAGGGTTGGATCAGCCTGAAAAGAGTGCCGAGCCCGATAAAAAGGACGACACTGTTGACCCCGACAAGGCCGACAAGGATACCAAGGCTGATCCCGATAAAGACAAGGCCGGAAAGGAAAAGACCGGTGATGAAGAAGAAGTCGAAACAGAAGAATTAGACGCCGATGAAGATGTCGCCCGGGGAAAGGAAGTCCTTGAGGCCCAGGAGCAGGCCGACGCTGATGCTGCCGCCGTTGCGGCAGCCAAAAAAACGGAAAAGATCGAATCGGGCGGGTACGATCCGCGCAACGAGGTCAATGGTCTGGAACAAATCGAATTTATGAAAGGGGCCATCCCTCCGGGTTTGTTCCCGGATACGGTTACATTGAAAGACGGCACTGTGCTTGATTTTAAGAACATCATTGATACCGACCCTGAAATACCAGTCATGATCGCCACTATCGCAAACAACATCATCAAACAGATGGTGGTTAATAAATATCTGGCGACCCATCACGATCTGGACAGTTTCAATGAGTCCGTCGATAACCGCCTGTTTCTCAGGACCATCACCAACAAGGTTGACGGTGTTCCGAAAGCCCGGGAGATCTATCAGGATCCCAAGTTTAAAACATGGTTCGGGGAACAGCCGAAAGAGATCCAGGCGCTGATGAAGTCCCCGGACCCCTATGACCAAATCCGGGTTTTTAAGCGGTATCTCAACAAAAGCGGTTTGGAAAAGGCCGGCGGAAAGGTTGCGGAAATCGACGGCAAGCGCAAAAAGGATAAGTCCACCTTTGACAAGATCCACAAAACGACCGTTAAAAGCAAAGGCAAGCCCTCCGGATCGGCGCTAAATCCCCGCGAGGATGAACTGGCGGGTTTTACGGAGAAATCAAAAGATGATGACGACATTCTCAGCTGAAGAAATACCAAAAGAATTACTCGTTGAGCTACCGCGTGATCAGGAAATTCGTTGTCCTCATTTTAATGAAAAACGAGGCCGTATCTGCAACCGGCTTCTATGTATAGGCAGGGCATCGATAGAACCCCAAGAGTTCAAATGTCCCAATTGCGGTATGAAGACGGTCTTTAAGCGTATCGACCGCTGAAGTAAAACAGTAACCCAGCGAACCATAGCGTTCCGAATAATTAACCCCTTTTTAATTAGGAGGAACGCAAATGTTAAATTTCAACACAGCCGGAGACATCGGATACCGATCAACCGGGCAAGTAAAGAAAAGGCTTTTAATCAGAGGCAACTACAAACTTGTTGCCGGTAAATTTGGTCAACCCTTCACCCAGGGAAAGCATACCACGCTTACGGGTAAATGGCGCCGGTATGAGAACTTTCCCACCGCCGAAGCCCCCTTATCAGAGGGGATCACGCCTCCGGGCCGCAAGCTGGCCAAGACCGATGTAACCAGCACCCTTCAGCAGTATGGTGATTGGGCCGAACTGACGGACGTTGTATTCGACACCCACGAAGACGATGTACCCAAGGAAACCGTGAACCTGTGCGGCGACCAGATGGGTGAAACCGTTGAAGTGGTCACGATTGCAACCCTGAAGTCCGGCTCCAATGTGTTTTATGCGAACAACGCCGGCAGTAGAAGCGCGGTCAACAGCCCCTGTCTTGCGGGTGACTTCAAGCGGATCGAGCGCAGCCTGTCAAAGAACAAGGCTACCATGATCACAAGTATGATCAAGGCGTCTCAGAACATTTCCACCGAACCGATTGACCCGGCATACATCGCCATGGGGCATACCGACCTGAAGGCCGATATCGAGGCCATGGAGGGCTTTGTCCCGGTACGGAACTATGCGGATTCGTCCAAAATGGTTCATCCGTCCGAAGTCGGCTCCCTGGGAGTTTTCCGGTTCTGTCTGACCCCTCTGTTCGGGGCATGGCTGGCCGCAGGCACCGCAGGAACGACCTATCTTTCCAGTGGTGACATTCCGGCATCGTCCCTGGAGGCCGATGTGTACCCGATTCTCGTAGTCGGCAAGGACTCTTACGGAGTGGTCCGGCTACAGGGAGTGGATGCGGTAAAACCGGCCGTTGTGTACCCGAAGCCGGTTGTGGGTGATGAGTTGGCCCAGCGCGGTTTTGTCAGCTGGAAGATTTATTTTACCAGCGTAATTCTCAACAGCGCATGGGTAGCGCGGTACGAAGTGGCGGCTACGGCAACCCCTTCGTAAATTTTAACCCTTAACCCTTTAAACTAAGAAGCACACTTTAACAACTAAAGGAGAAACGACAATGCAAGTAATTCAAGGACATTTTGAAG